CCGGTCTTGAGGTACGCGCTGACCCCGCTGCGACCGTTGATGTTGTAGTGCGACGCGCTGAGGATGACGTCGACGAACTCGTACTCCTGCCAGTCGAGCATCTCGCAGGTCTCCTCGTCGAGAGGGACGCGTCCACGCGAGGTGATCAGGACCAGCCGCGGGGGCTTGAACTTGAAGGAGACCTTGACCTTGATGAAGTACTCGGTCGCGTCGCCCTCCTCCTTGCCGGTCCAGGACTTGACGTTCCAGCCCTGCTCGATCAGGTTGTCGACGTCCTCCGGAGGGACCGCGACGTTGAAGTACCGGTCACCCTCCCGGTTGAACTGCTCTTCCTTGCCCTCGAAGTTCGGGCGGAACACGATGTACGTGCCCTCGATCTTGAGGGTGGTCTCACGCCTTCTTACGGGAAGCGGCATTACTGCACGTCCTTCATGGTGTAGATGAGATGGAGGGACGGGGAATGCCAGATACTCCCCGGCGCCGGGCGGTGACCCCGTCGGTAGAGCCACCGCCGTATGGACTGCATCAGCCCCGTTCGTGGTACTGGAAGGAGTCGTGCTTCTTGTAGACGTTGAAGTACGTGGTCTTCTTGTCGCCGTCGAAGGTGAGCTCGAACACCATGTCGTCGGGCATCGTCGTCCCGAGACTGGCCTTCCAGTTCTGCAGCGTCTTGGCGAACCAGATGACGTAGACCTCGTACGTCGGCAGCTCCGTCAACGGGTAGTTCTGCTTGTGGAGCGAGTCGACGTAGTCCTTGACCATCTGCTTGGCCTTGGCCTGGTAATCGACCTTCTCGCCGACGATGTAGGCCATCGAGGACTCGACCTCGGCCTTGCAGCGCGGACAGATCTTCGGACCCCCGCACTGGGTAGCATCCGGCTTGCTGTCGACGTCGCCCATAGTGGTGTTGGGGATGTGGTGCCCGTGGCTCGTGTAAGCCATGTCAACTCCTCCTCTGATAATTGCGGCAGACGTCGCAGCCCTGGTACTTGCCGCAACCGCACGTCTTCTTGGGCGGTCGCCCGTACGGAACGTCCATCTCGTCCTGCTGCGGGCTGACGTCCTCGGTGACGACCACGAGTGCGATTCGCCCACTGGCGAGAGTGACAAGCTCGTACCGCCCTTCAGACAGGGTCGGCAGGATGAGGCGAGTCCCGTCCGGGATGTCCTCGTCCTTGGGGCGGCTGTTGTCTTCGAACGCGTTCCTCATCCCTTGACCAACTCCTCGTAAGTGACGTACTTGCCGATGGTGTCCTTGGCGTCCTTGACGAGCTCGTCGAAGTACGACATGTCGACGGTGCCGGCCAGGACCTCCAGGTCGAAGAACGGCATGTCGATGGTGACCTGAGCCTTGAGCTGCTCGGACTCCACCCACTTGAAACCCTTGGTACCCGTGACGGCGTAGGGCTTCCCCTGGTTGTCCTTGATCTTGACCAGGTCTCCGCCTCCCTGCTCGACGGGGACGAAGCTGCCGGTCCTTCCGACGTGCACCAGACCCGCATAGGGCTCCGTCGGAGTCGCCAGCTCCGGGTGCATGTCCAGGTACATGACCCATGGGTTCAGGACCGACTTCGTCTCGCAGAGGTCATCGAACTTGACGGCCTCGCCGGAGAACAGGTTCTTGAAGACCCACGGGTGCTGGAACTGTGCACCCACCGCGTCCCAGGTCCCGATCTTCTTCTCCTTCTCGGCCCACCCGTACTTCGCGATGTACACCGCGTCGTTGACGAGGCAGAACTTCGAGTAGGTCGCCTCGTGCTCGAAGTCGTAACCGTACTTCTTGCCGAACTCCACGACCGCGCGGATGTCCTCCGGCGACGCCCCGGGGATCTTGATGGAGTCCGTCTTGATGTGGACAACCTGCAACCCGAGGGACTGAACGAACTTCTTGAGGTCCACCATGAACAACGCGCCACGCTTGGCGATGAAGTTGTCCTTGTTCCGGATGTCCCTGAAGTCGTTCTCGAACTTCGCCGCGGTGAGACCGTAGACGATGTTGATCACGATCTTCATCGCGTAAGCCAGCTTCTCGGCGTCTTCGATGTTCTTCAGGAACGGTGCCAGCTTCCCGTCAAGCATCTTCCGGGCTTCATCCATGTGCGCATCTACGGCCCACTGGTTGCCCTTGGCGTGTGCCACCGCAGCATGTTTGATCGCCAGCCGCGCGTCCACCAAGTCCTTGAAGTTCTTGGTGTACTTCCCGAACGCCTCCAGCTGGATGATGGAGGTGGGATGCATCGAGGCGACGTCCAGAACCACGACGTCCTTGTAGAAGCCGGGCTCCGCGTAGACGTACCCGCCCTCGCCGACCTCCTCATCGCAGTACGTGCTCTTACCGAAGTCGTAGACGTAGCCCGGGAACTCGTCGGACAGGTCGGTGTAGATGAACGACTGCTGCGGGTTGCGATCTCCCTTGAAGATGATTCGGGAGGTGTGCTTCTGCGTCGTGGCGTTGACGGGAAGCCCGCTCAGGTCGGCGAGGATCTGCCGCGCTACGAAGTCCTGCTTGAGGTGCCTGAACACCTCACGCGTCGAGTGGACGTCATTGCTGCAGTAGTCCATGACCTTGTCCCACAGCTCCGGCGGGACCGACTGATCGAACGGGATGTCGAGCTCGACATGCGGCAGACCGAGCTTGATCTGCCACTTCTTGAGCCCCATCTTGGTCGCCGCGAACTCGTAGATGTCCGCGTAGGAGAGACTGAACGCCTCCCTGAGGTAGGCCGACTGCGCCTCCTTGCTGACCAGCTTGCTCGACAGCTCGTAGAGCCGCTCGTTGCTCCACCCCATACTGGCGGCGTACAGCATGTGGTTGTCGTACTTGCGGTTGTTGAAGCCGACCAGCTTGAACTTGAAGAGGGCCGCGACCTCGTCGGGGGACGGGTTGACCATCCGCACCACGGTGTCGCTGTCCTCGTACATCCAGCAGATCCCGAAGAAGTTCGGGAAGCACTCGACGTCGAAGATGACGATCGGTGCTTCAACTGCGTCCACCTTCGGGGCGACCGACTCCTCGGCCGAGACCTCGGACGCCCACTTGATCGTCTTCACGATCTTCAGACACTGGAGCGCCTGATTGGTGCTGCCGGTGGCGAACACCATGATGTCCCGACGCATGTCGGTGATGTCGTACGGGAATCCAGCGGCGTACGCGTCGTCCGTGAGCTTCTTGATGAAGTCCATGTTCGGCTTCGTACTGCTGAGCCCTTCGAACTCCTTCCTGAGAGCCTTGGCGATCATGTTCCGAAGGTGCTGCTCGTCCTTCAGCGTCTTGGTTTCGAGCACGGGTTTCTTCTCCCTGAATGGCAGGCCACTGCTGATCGTGGCGATGAGCACGTTGTTGCAGAACGAGAGCTTGCGTCGCAGGGAGCTGTTCCCCGTGAACACCTTGATCTCGATACCCTTCGAGTACTCGCGCGCCAGTTCCTCAGGGTTGCCGTCGTAGATGTAGTGGAGATGAACCCCCTTGCCGGACTTGCTGATTTCGGCATAGGTGGCGGGCCACGTGCTCGCGGCCTCCAGGTTCGCCTCTAGGGACTTCTTGCCGTCCTTCGTCAGGTCGAAGTCGATCACGATGTGATGACCCGGCACCTTCAGGAAGTGCAGCTTCGACGTGTCCAGGTCCCCGAGAACCGTGCTGCAGACAGCATCCGGATCGGGCTTCCTGAGTTCACCGTCGATGATCCGCTCTTCGTCAGTCCAGTACTTTGCAGGGGTCTCGTTGTGCTTCCCGTACTGGGCCGGCATCCCGGCGTACATCTCGTCGAGGATCGAGGTTGTCTCGTCCAGGACTAGCTTGTACGTCTTGGGCGTCGTCTCCGGCGTCACGGGGGCCTTGAACTGCTTCGCCGAGAAACCCTTGTAGTAGCTGTGGACCTGAGTTCCGTCGATGGTGATTCTCTTGTGGAACTCTTCGAAGAAGTCCTTCAGGGCCTCTCGGAACTTGTACTGCGGGAGCTTGAACTCGACTCCCGTGTCTTTGACCCATTCCGTGTACAGCGCGTATGCCTGGCGCAGGCTGACGCCGTCCTGCTCCTTGAACGTGTCGTAGTGCTCGTCCACGTAGTTGTGGAACACGTTCGTCTCCAGCATCATCCGCTCGGGGCGATATGTGCTGTAGTAGCTCTTGCCCAGAGTCTTGTAGACCTCCAGGCATCGATAGGCGATCGCACCGAGTTCGAAGTCGATGCGCTTCATCAGAGCGTAGTAGTGATCAGGAGTGAACGTATCACCGGTCGGTTGTACGTCAATAAGACGCCGGATCAGTCCGGACTTGGCATCCGTGATCTTCACGGGCTTGTTGGTGCCCATGTACAGGAACGCGTTCAGCTTCTGCTCGTAGCCGGCCTTGTACTTCTCGTTGATTCGCATCTTGTCGTGGCCGACAATCGAGTTCAGCTTGGAGTTGTCCTCGATCTTGGACAGGTCACCGTCGTGCTGGATTGCCACGAGCGGGTTGTCCTTGAAAGCCTCGGTCGCGAACGAGTTGTTGTTCCCGACCAGGGCCTTCGCTTCGAACATGGCGATGTAGCCGTCGAAGAGCTTCTCGATGATCTTGAGGACCGTGGACTTACCGGTGCCACCCTGTCCGTAGAAGACCATGAACTTCTCGATCTTCTTGGCGTCTCCGGACACGATGGCACCGATCGACCACTCGATCTTCTCTTGCTCTTCGGGTGTGTAGAGCTTAGCCAGCAGCTCACACCACGCGTCGCACTCACCCGGGACGAGCGAGTACGGGAGGAACCGACTTCGATACTCGTTCTTCTTGGTCGGCACCTCGTTCGCGAACGTCAGGTTCTCGTCCAGCTGGTGGCTGTTGTCACTGACGTTCTTCATGAACTTCCGGAACTGGCTCCAGCCATTCGTCCCGAAGGAGCTCAGGAACTTCGGGGTTGCCGGTGTCCCCTGCTCGTTGAGCTTGTCGCAGTACGCCTGGATCTCGCGGTCCACGAGACGCTGAACGTCGTACTCGTCCGTGGACCAGAGTCCGAGTTCCCCATCCCAGATCGCGTAGAAGGCCCCGCCGCGGATCATCAGGTCCTTGGACCTCCCGACCTTGAAGTCAGGGCGAACTTCTACGGGCTTCCCTTCCTTGGCGGGTTCCTTCAGGCTGATCTGAAGAAAGTCCAGCATCTACCCTCCCTCCATCATGTCGTCTGTTCCAGTACGTAAGCGGAGAGCTGGTACCAGAGGTCTACGTTGCGCTGATCTTGACGCGGTTCGCTGAGCGGGAAGAACCCGCCGAGCCCGCTTGCGGTGTACTGCCGGAATATGATCGAGTGGAGGATTCCATCGATGTACGTGCGGGGGTACCGATTGACACCGTCGTGGTATTTCCTCAGACCGATGTTCTCTACGAGTCTCCAGAACCAGTAGTGGGGTTGCCCGTCAGCCTGAAATGCCAGCCGGCGTGACAACCCCACCATCAGTTCGAGGACGGAACATTCGAGCTCTATCCAGTCGGGGTCGACATCGCTTGTGTCGATTGCCCGCTCTCGGAGGAACTCAAGTCGCAGTGCAGTTCCGTCCTCCGCCCGGTCGCCGTCGTGCTCGACGAACCACAGGTACTTGGTCGTGTACAGCTGCTTGAGCAGCCGCCAGTAACTCAAGTCCTTGCGATCCTCTTCCGGATCGGCGACCAGGCTGTAGAGCCATCGGAGATATAGCTCGTCCAATGGCATCGTAGATCTATCCCGTCTGACCCAGGACCTCGACCGAGTGCTTCCCGTGGCTCCGAGTCACCTCGAAGTCCATGTTGAAGCGCTCGCACCGCACGTAGATCACGTTCGGCTCCATGTCCGGGTCCTCGGTGTTCGTCCCGAACTTGTTGAGGTTGTCCGTCCCGATGATCTGCTCGACCCGGTCCGGCGTGATGACCGTGTCGCTCTCGTCGAGGACGACCCCATCGCCGGCGAAGTACGAGACCGTGATCTGCTCGGCGTCCGTATCATTCGCGTCGAACTCCGCGAAGGTGATCAGGTACGGTGCCCGTGCGTCGGGGTCCGGAGGTGTCGCCTCCATGTGCTGCTCGATGTCCTCGATCGTCTCCACTGGCTGAGCGACACGGTTGTAGTTCACCACGGTCTTCTCGACCTCCGCGGCCAGTACGGACGGAACGACCTCCGACGCACCCTGGGCGTATTCGGTCATGGCCTCGGCGGCGTTGATCGCGTCCTGCATGAACTCGGGGTCATCGAGACCCTCCTTCGAGCCCTCGTAGTCCGCCCCGAAGAACTCACGAGTCCGACGGATCTCCACGTCGAGGAGATGCGCGTACTTCTTCTCCAGCTGGTTGCGTGCGACCAGGTAGCCGACCCCCAGGCCGGCCGCCCCGATCAGGACTTCCTTCAACATGAACAGGACCTCCACCCTAGATCTTGTCGTAGATGACGCCGTCGACGTTGAAGTCGATCCAGACGGCGCGCTCGTTGCCCTCGACGAACTGGTCGCCCATGTACCCGTTCGGACCGAAGATGTTGAAGATGACCGTGTCGTCACCGTCGCCGCCGTCGATCCACCCGGTGACCGCACCCGCCTTGGTGTCCGGCAGTCCGAGCATCCGGTAGACGTCGTTCAGGAAGATGTGGCCGTCGGCCCGGAGCTTGTTGTTCGCCCACGTCTGCTGGGCGGCCAGGAAGGTCTGGTTGTAGCCCCAGTCCCGCTTGAAGTTGCGGTTGTGCTCGTCGAAGAGCACCGCGTACATCGAGTGCCCGTTGCCGCTCGGCGCCTTGACGACCTGCGTGGTGATCCCGTGCTCGTCCTCGACGGCGATCTCCTTGTCGACGAGGTCGTAGCGGTACTCCGCGTCCTTCTCCGCACCGACGTCGGCCACGACGCGAGCGCGGTACTCCTTGAACGCCCTGTCGACGGCCGCGTAGGCAGCGGTCAGACCGGCGATCCGACGGTTCAGGATGATGTGCGCCCCGGCGAACAGAGCGAGGGTGCCGATGCCCACGGCTGCCGCCGGCGCGTACGCCTTGACGACCTCGATGGCCAGCTTGACACGGGTGAGCTTGCGGTCCTGCTCGGCGTCTTCCGCGGTGTACTTGTCCGCGTGCTCGGCTTCGGCCTTCTCGATCTTGGCCTTGTCAGCCTCGGCCTCCTTGAGGATGCCGTCGAGCTTGAGCGTGGCCTTGCTGGCCAGGACGGTGGTCGCGACGAAGCCCACGGCGCCGCCGACGAGCATGATGGTCGGGGAGTGCTTCTGTGACAGGAGGATCTGCCGTCCGACCTTCGAGGTCACGGCGTTGGAGAGTGCCCTCAGGGCGTTCATCGGTTGTAGTCCTTACGGGAGTAGGTGCGAGGCGTGGTGGCGATGTACCGCTTGTACAGGTCGATCAGGATGTCCTGACCGAGCTTGCTCATGGCCGCAGCCAAGATCAGCCGGAAGAGCACGGGCGTTCCTTCTATCCGATGGGTTCGGCCGGCGGGAGGATGAGGACGTAGGAGCCGTGACGCGTACGCCGGACGTCGGCGCCGCGGAGGTCCACCCATCCCCACTTCTCGTCGGTGTACTCGGGCTCCAGGTCGACCATCTGGTACAGGTCGGAGACCGAGCAACTGCGGTAGCGGTCCACGAACTCGTCCATCTGGGCGATGACCGCCTCGGCCTGAGCTCGTGTCTGCAGTTCGATCTCCCCGAAGTCGTGCGTCGCACGGGCTCGGGAACTCATGGCGCGCGGAGCGTCGCGCTGTCCGGTGGAGTACCGGTTGTAACTGACGTGGCTGGTCGAGCCCACCGGGCCGCGAGAGGTGGCACTGCGACGAGAGGTGTGCCTGGCCTCGCCGTAGACCATTCGCTCGACGCCCTGGATCACCGCGTCCGTGATCATGTCCTTGAACGCGGGGGCGAGGACCTCGGTGATGAGGTAGTCGGTGACGCTCTGACCGTCCTTACCACCGATGGCCTCACGGAAACGACTGCCGAGGGTCTTCTTCTTCTTTATGGCACCGCCATCCGTCACCACCTTGCGAATGACCTTCTTCTCACCGTGAACAACGGGGGACTCAACCTCAGGGCCGTCGGTGGGGATCGGACGCCGGATCTTCGGCGCGATCGGACCGGACGGCTCGATGCTGTTGCTCGGGAACTCTTCCATGTCAAACTCCTGGTCGAAGAAAACAGAAAACCCTTGTTTGGGTTCTCTGTGTAAGCGGTGTACGGATGGGGGTTACAGCCGGGGCTTGATGTTCTTCTCCCAGAACGCGGCGATCTCGTCGATCTTGCGGTCGGTGTACTCCCTGGAGGCTTCGGCCGCCATCGCTCCGATCACCAGCGAAGCGGAGTAGGTCGCTGCACGGTTGTGCAGTCGCTCCTCTTCGTCGGTGTTGTTGTCGATGATGGACTTGGCGATCCGGGAAGCACCCGCGCCGACGACGAAGCCGACAACGGTCTTGACGATGTCGATCTTGCTATTGGGCATGGTGGTCCTTATCAGTAGGGGTCTCGTTATAGGGCTTGGAAATCCTGCGATGAGTGGGGCACATTGTTCACGGGGGACCGGCTGTCGTTTAAGCCAAGCATCCGGACTAGGGTCGGGGAGACCCCTACAGTGACCCAGACCCTTGCTTGGCCCCCATCTCATCTTCAGGTCAGGCGACCTGCTTGCGCCGGAACGCGATCAGCAGGTGGCGCTTGTCCCAGTTCTTGTCGTCCTTGCCGCCGGCCGAGGCGTAGAACTCGTCCCACGGGATCGTGAGCAGCTGCTCGTCCGTGTACTCCTTCTGCCCCGGCAGGGTGACCTCGTCCACCCGGCTCTGCATGTCCGGCGGGACCACCTCACGGAAGAACTTGATCGCCGACTCGTGGTTGGTCGCCAGCTCGATGAACAGCTCCGAGTAGGCGCCGGTCTCCACGAACGCCGCCCGAGCGTCGGGGTCCTTGCGGAATCGCTGCCCGTCACGGACGCCGTACGTCTTGAGGATGAGGTCCTTGAACAGCTCGATGAGCTCCCCATGGCTCTCGGCCTCGACGATCCTCTTGGCGTACGCCTCCAGGCCGCCCTTCTTGTGGAAGTTCAGCTCGACGGCCTCAGCCTTGGTGAGGTTGAAGTAGTGGGTCTCGGTGACCTGCTCCCCGTCGAGGTTCAGGTACGTTATGTTCTTCTCGTGCACGGTGCTCCCCTAGAGCGTAGATATGGGTGGATTACGTGTTGATCAGGCGTCGACGGACACGTCGTCCGAGGACTCCTCGACGATGTCGGCCTCCAGCTCCGCCTGACGGCGGGCGATGAGCTTCAGAACGACGCTCGTGGCGACCAGGCCGGCCGTGGCCAGGACCAGCTTCTTGTTGCGCTTGAACACGCCCTTGGCGCTGGCGACGAGGCCCTTGACCTTGTCCTCGACGACCTCCAGCGAGACGTTGCCCTCCTCGTCGACCTGGACCTTGACCGTGACACCCTCGGCCAGCCGGTCGTCGATCTTCGAGAGCGCGTCGATCATGGTGTCCGCGGCGACGGCGGACTGGATGGCGCCGGCGAGCTTCTTCGAGCCGTTGTTCTGAGCGGGCACGGTCTTCTCCTCGGTCTTGGCGGCGACGTCGGCGGGGGTGGCCTTGGCGGTGTTCGACATGTGGGTGTTGCCTCTCAGCTCAGGTGGTTCAGGATTTGATGGATGTTGGGGCGAAGCCCTCTAGCGAAAGGAGTGGTGCCCCCGGTAGGGCACGGTCCTGAAGCGAACGACACCGCAGGGGCGTTCGTCGGCGGTGCTGGCCCAGTTGAACTCCAGCTCCAGCGGGCAGTCCGAGTTCCAGCCGATCATGTCGGACTCGTCCGTACGCTCCAGACCCACCAGATCGTAGAAGTCCGACAGCGTCGCGTAGAACTCGTTGTTCAGCTGGAAGTTGATCTGGTTCATGGCCTTCTCCAGCGCCGCCACGGAGCTGTTGAAGTACCGACCGGACCAGGAGTCCCGGAACAGATCTCCGCCGGCGTTCTCGATGAAGACGGTCTCGCGCTGTATCGGGTGTCGGTTGATCTCATCCTGAGCCACGGCGGTCCGGATGTTCTCTTCCTTCTTCTTGCCGATGGTCTCGACGACCTTGTCGGCGTACTGCTTGGCTGCGTTCTCGGCGATCGTGTAGGCCGTCGCCAAAGCCGCCACTCGTCGGGCTCCGATACGGTTCGCTGCCACGATGCAGGCGATCGTCACCACGGCGACCCCTGCGGCGGGCAGGTACTGCTTCCAGACGAGTTCGGCCTTCTCCTTCAGCGTGAAGGGATGGCTCTTCTCCTCCAGGTCGTGCTCCGCTTGGGCCTGGTCGATGATCTCCGCAGCCTTGAGTGTGGCCTTGCCGGTGAGATATGCCGTTGCCAGCGTCCCCGAAACGCCGACCACGGTCAGCAGCGTCGGCGAGTTGTCGGCGGCCAGCTTCCCCGCTCTCTTGGCCAGTATGCCGAATTGCACGTCAGTCTCCTGTAGGGGTCTCGGTTGCGGACTTCTTGAAGTCCGGGACGGCCTGCAAGCCCTCCTTGTACCGCTTCTTGATCTGCTCCCGATTGCGCTTGTTGAGCGCCGTGATCATCCCCACGGGGATCGTGCGACCCAACTCGTAGCCGGCGGTGATGGCGAAGGCCATCTTGAACAGCTGCCAGGCGGTGAGCTTCACTTGCTCTCCTCGTCGGAGAAGAGGTTCTGGACCGCCTTCTGCAGCTGGGGCTGCATCAGCTTCGTTGCCAGGACGAAGGTTCCGATGACCCCAGTCGCGGCACCGAGACCGGCCGCCGTGTTCACGAGGAAAACGCGTCCGAGGAATCCGGCGAACTTGAGCTTGTTGCCCATCAGTGATGTCCTTGTGTCTCGTGTCGAAAAATGGAAAACCCAAAGCACCTGGGTAGGGTGCGATGGGCTTCTGAGTGACCTGGGGAGGTCGGTGAACTCAGTCTTCGGTCGTCTCGTCCGAGTCCTCATCGTCCGACGAGCCGAGCAGGCGGGTCACGACGTAGGTGGCGGCGGCAGCGGCGACGGTTCCGAACAGGGCCTTCTTCAGCGCCTTCTTGTTGAAGGTGATGGTGATGGTCTCGTTCGTCTCGTCGACGGTGTCGGTCGTCTCCTGGTCAGCGGCCTGCGCGTTCAGCATGGCGGCGGTGGGGATGGACGTGGCGGTCTTGGACATGGGGTCTCCAGACATAGTAGGGGTCTCACTATAGAGTCTGTAATTCTTGCGAGGTTAAGCAAAAACCTAAAGCCCTTGTTAGGGCTTGAGGCTTGTGAGGAACTGCGGTAGGGGTCTCAGTCAGACGTGGGGGCGTCGTCCAGCTTGTCGAGCAGGTAGTTCAGGCCGTAGTGAACGATCACGGTCGCGGCGATGGGGATCACGATCTTGTGCATGATCAGCTTCTTGGCGAGGCGATTGTTTTCCTTGGCGAGCTCTTCCTTGCTCATCTGCTGGATTTCGTTCCAGGACTTCATGGTGTCTCCAAACGTAGGGGTCTCATTATAGACCCTGTAAAACCTGCGACCCCAGGCAAAGCATGAATCCCTTGTTAGGGGATTCAGAGGCTTTGAGAGTTAGCTCTTGGGCTTGTTCGCTTCGATACGACGCAGCGACTCTTCACGTGCACCCAGCGACTTGCCTTCGAGCATTCCGGCGCGGAAGCCGGCCATGTACATCACGGTGTCCATCTCTTCGCGGGAAGAGTTGGTCTCAGTGACGAACCGGCGGTGGTTCCGAACGGAAAGCGCGAGGGCGGTCAGCAGGATGACGATCAGGGAAGCGAGGATCGCAATCAGCATGGCAATGCCTTTCGAGAGTAGGGGTCTCATTATAAGGCATGTAAAACTTGCGACTTTCTCAGAAATTTCCCCGCCGGGAATTTTCCAGAACCAAAACCCAAACCCCTTTCGGGGTGTGCGGGTTTCAAATATGAGGGTTACTCGGAGTCGTCGTTCGAGGACAGGTTATCGATCAGGCGGGTGAACGCAGTCGCGACCGCGTAAGTGATGATTACAGCTCCGACAGCCTTGGCGGTGTGCGTCACGAAGTCCTTCGCGATCTCAGCGATCTGCTCGGGGTCTTTGTGAGTGCATTCCGTTTTGGTTTCGGAGGAGTTCTCAGTCTTAGCGGTTTTGACTACGGACACCTGGAGGGCACGATTCCGTCGGTTGAACATGGCGGGGTCCTTTCGTAGGGGTCTCATTACAAGCCACGTAAAACCTGCGAAGGGCAAAAATGAAAGGGCCAGAAAAACACAGACGCCGTGAAGAGTTGGTGTTCTCTTGCACGACGTCTGTGTCGATTTCCTTGGATGGGGCGGCCTTGTTACCGGGCGAGCTTCGTGACGAAGCCCAGCGCCTTGGTCGCGATGATGTGTCCGGACTTCTCGAACAGGAGGATGGTCACGATTCCGGAGAGGCTTCCGATCAGGTTGGCCAGCGTGTCAGGGCTCACACGCTTCTTCGACTTGGATTCGTCGTTGAGCTTGTAGAGCTTGACCAGCTGGTCAGCCGTCTTGGAGTACTCTTCGGTCTCGGGGTCCATCCCCTGCAGCGAGTCGAACAGACGCGCAATCGCGTCGTCCAGCGGGGTGGGCTCGATGGTGGAAGCCTTGAGGGTGATCAAGGTAGGTCCTTTCGTAGGGGTCTCACTACAGGGCAAGAAAATCCTGCGACCCCTAGAACCTACGGTCTTACGATCGGGGTTTCCCCCGTGCTGCTGTTGTCCACCCGGAACGTGACTTCCTGCTGAGTCTCCAGAGCCGGCGTGGCCTCGTTCAGGATGATGTTGAGGTTCTTCACATCCTGAGTGTCCTCGACCTCGATGATGCCGGCGTACTTGGTATCACTCCGGTTGTATGACCGAGTCGAGACACCCAACACGAGCCCGAGGAACGTGTTCAGCGCGGCGAGCGTGCCGACGACTTCCTCCGCCTTGGGCAAATGCCAGATCTGCGCCAGTGCGAAATATAGGGCGCCGATAGCCGGGATGATGACCGTGGTCGATTGCTTCAACCGGTTGTAGGCGCTATCGCCCAGCAGAGGCTTCTTCAGAGCGTGCGACGACTCGGGCATTGTTGATGTGCTCCCCTTCTCGGGTACGTACTTCGGCCACTGAGGCGTACCGGGGATATGTCACAGGCAGTTCTTCGACCGCCTTCATGATCTTCTCGGCAACACCATTTCCACCCAGTTCCTTGTACGGGTCGTAGAAGTAATGCCTCAGATCCTCGTACTCGTCCCTGGTGATGGAACCACGCTGAATGTAGTTCGCCCCGAGGGTTACCAACTCGATGTAGGCCAGGCCCATCATGAGTCTTGTTGCGGCGGCTTTGTGGTCGGTCTTACGTAGAACGTAGGCCCAGAAGCCCGACGAAGCCACGACCGAGCCAGCTGCCACCAGGGCTACCTGCAGCCAGTTCACGTAAATATCCTCCCCTAAGTGGTACGCCTCCAGAC